ATCCGATGAAATGTGAACGTGGAAAAGAAAATGCTTTAGATACCATAACGGTTCTCCTTATTAATAAGCAAGATTGTTGTTAATGCGACCGGACTATCCGCATCGCGAGGGTATTTATACAAAAAAAACCCCCCAAAATGGGGGGCATAAGACCCAAATGGGGTATTAGTCTGCGTTTGCTAACTTCTGGAAGTAAGAGAACGCATCATCATCTCCTGCGTCTCCTGCTTCTTCAGCAGTAGCAGCAGCACTACTAGGCACTTCAGGGGCAGCAGCAACAGGAGCAGGTGCAGGTTCAGCAACTGTGTCCATTGCAACTTCATGCTTGATAGTGCTCGGGGCGGATTGACCAAGAACTTCGTTCAACTTGCTCTGAAGTTGTTCATAAGTCTTGTAATTCGCTGGATCAACAAACTGGTTGATATCATGCAACTGGTTTAAGACTGCTTGGAGTTGAACCTCATCGCCTTCAAAAAGAGGAGAAGGTGCTTTGAACTCTGAGCGGTCATAGTTACGATATCCTTCTACGTTACGAATCTTCAACTGGAAGTCAGCACCGTTCCACAGATCAAATGGATCGACTGGAGTCTCTCCTGGGAACTGTGGTTGCATAAGATCTTGAATTTTATCAAAGATCTTTTTACCGAACTGATACATAAAGACTTTGCCTTCATTCTCAGGGGCAGAAGGATCTGATACTACCAGAATGTTTGTAACGTAGTGAAGTCGACGCTTCTGCTTGCGAACAGTTTCGCGATCTTCTTCGTTACCCGAATTCCACAACTTGCTGTTGAGTTCACCAAGTGGGTCTTGCTGTCCAAGAGAGGTCAGCGACTTCTCAATGTACCACTTACCAGTTGGACCTTTGAACCCATGGTCCCAATAACGAACCCAAGGGACTTCGTTATCAGAAGGAAGGAATCGGATGATTGCGTAACCGTTGCCTGCCTTATCGACAGTAGGTTTCCAGATGTTCTCGTCTTGCTGTCGCTCGGTTTGTTGACCACCACCTGCTTCTTTAGCAGCATTGACGAGTTTGTTGATGTCGTATCGACGTGATTTAAGTGATTGTATATCCATTTGTATTTTCCTTGTATGACTGAAATATAACACAGTATTGATTATTGTTGAGCAACGTGTTTCGCTCAACTCTATTTATAAGTATAGGCATTCTCAACGAGAAGTCAATACTTTTCCTTCCCGCTGTGCCCAACTAATTAGGACAACGCGACGACCTTGGAGCAACGGAGTTGCTTCATGGAAGTAATATGCGGGAAAGATGATGGTCTCAAAAGGTTCAAGATCTACAACATAATCTTTCCCCAAAGGAGTCCATATTTTTAACTTGCCACCGACGAGGTCGTCAGATTTTTCAATCATCGTGACGGAGGTAAACAAACGATTATGTGCGCTGCCAATCTCGTCTATGTCGTCTGTGTGACACAAAAATTGTTGCCCAACTCCCTCATAACGTATAAACTCAAATTGCGCGAACCAAAGATCTTCAGGAAAACTAGGAGAAAGATCTAGTAAAAGTTCTCTAAGCGCAAGAGAAATGTCGGGGAATTCTTTGTAAGTAAACGGTATGTTTTCACATTTTCTAGTTTCTGAAATAGAAGAAGATTCTAAATTCCTGTCATAAACTTGTGCGGGAGAAAGTTGCGGTTCAAGTTCTTTGAACTTTGTCAGGAGGGTCTCTTTTTGTTCTTCGTCAAAGATGAACTCTCTGATAAAATAATTATTCAAAAGGAAGTTCTGCCTTTCTTTCTATGTAATTTAAACTCATCGCCTCTGCTTCGAGTTTGCTCTTGATGACATTTGATACATATTTTTTTGAGTCTTCAAGATCTATTCCGTTTTGCTCGCAGGCATACAAGACAGCATCAATGTATGATAAAGATTTTTCTAAAGAAACCTGTTCGACAATTTTGCTAAACTTTGCTTTAGTCATAAACTCTAAAGGAGATTCTTCAGTCGTCATCTGATGTCTCCTCTTCTTTTGATTCTACAGATATTATCTGTGCGACTTCCTTCAATTCAGCAATCAGGTTGTGAACTTCTTTATATGGTCTAGACATTAAATAGTTGGTCACTGAATTGAAGGTTTCTGAAGGCAACCCAATTAAAGAGTCGTTCATTTGTTATATTCCTTTGCTAGTTCTTGCGTCCAAACCTGTCCAAGATCAGAATAATAGACGCCTTGTGTTCTTTTGATCGAACCATCTGAATGACGTGCTGGAGTCACACAAATATACTCCATTTTGCTTTCGCGTTTTGCACCATATTTATGGTCGAGATAAACACCATCTCGAACCCAAATACCAAGGTTTTTAACATACGTTTCGGCGACCTGATATTCTTGTCGCTGAGAAGATTCTTTAGAATCTTTTTGATGGCGGATACTTTTAAGTTTGTCTCGCCAAAACTTTAGATTCTCTTTAGAGTTATTGTACGATAAAGGATGATCGGGGTCAAGTTCTAGCACACGAGAATGCGCGCTTGGTTCTTTACCTGCGTTTTTCTTTGCCCTTGCAATAGCGAGTCGCTCTGCTGCTGCTTCGCGTTGTTCTTCGGTCATCTTGCGACGAGTGCGCTTGATCTTGGTGGGTTTAACGGTAATGCCGATCTCTTCAAGCATCGCCTGCTTCTTTGCCTCTTTCTTCGCTGCACGTTTCTGCGCTGGCGTGAGTAAGTGGTCCATATCAGACATTACGAATCTTTCCCTTATATTCCTTTAAGGTGGAAATGTTAAAAGACCTCCAACCGACTTGATCGACGTCCCAGCAGACCACTAGATCGGGAGAGTTTGTAGGAGGATTAGGACTAGTTTCTTTATGGAATCTAGAGTCGATTTGACTAGAGACAAGAGTAGCATTCATCTCTCTTATTTCTCCGTCTTTTTTAGTAAAAGAAAAATTGACGATACCCGACTTCATATCGCCGATAATTTTTTCCTTTGTCGGTAACTGATTCTTTTTCATGACACTTCCTTTTCAACAATGTACCATTTTCGGTTGGGGTATTGCCCTTCCATTTCTTCGATCATTTCAAGTGCGGCACTATAGGTGGGAAACCTGAGTTCTTTTTCATAATCGCACCCTTCATAGGTTACGATAAAAACAATCGCGTCCCTCATCGAGTTTTCCTTCCTTCGACCATCTGCGAGTATTCATACTCACGCTTCTCGATCATCTCTGCAATATCACGAAAAACGTCTTTGCTGAACAGTCCTTCCTGCTCATACATGTAGTACAGATCTTCTAGGATGATTTCAAGTAATTCATGCATAGCGAGTTGCCTTCTTGTTGATAGTGTAACCACGGATGGTGAACATCCCTTTGTTTTCCCAAGAGAGATTATACGCTTTTTTTCGGGCAAGGTCAAACACACCCTTACCAGCAGGCATGGACCAAACTTCTTCATCGTCGAGATAGATGGTGACGATGTTCGTGGACATATCGTTGACCACGTCGATTTTACGCTGACACTTCATTACGCTGCCTCTCGCGCCTGATACTCGGCATATGTCAACAGACTACCATCGTCTGCCATCTCATACATCAACTTGTAGTCTCCCTTCTGTCCACCTTCGAGTTGAACCCACTGCTCTAACCGAGCAGAAATATCTGTTTGGAACAACTCTGCCTTGGTGTAGCGAGTGGCGAGCAGACGACCGCCAGCAAAAGAAAGGTTGATGGGGGAATCCCACTCAGGAAGGTGGTCGGACTCCACATAGTCGACATCGTCGACCAGCACATCGGAAATGATGTACTCCTGCCAAGATTCGTTGCGCTCGGTGATATGACGACGCAGAGTGTCCCAGATCTCGGAACCCATCGCCTGTTCGATGGACACGCCATGGAGCACGTAGGTGTTACCACCCTTGGGTTTCCAGTACTGCGGGCACTCGCCCGTACCGTCCCAGTCGTGGGCACCGTAGTTTTCTAGGATTTGGGTTTGCATAACAATTTTCATATCAATCTCCTCAACCAGAAATACTATTATCGCTCAAAACAGGCACAAAGTAAAGTTTGAAAAACTTGAATAAAATCAACAACTTACGAAAACACCTGTTCTACGTCTTTATGATCTACGATAACAGTGTCTCCCGCTGCCCTGTAGACGCAGAGATCCTTTATCTCGTGGTCGAGGCGGACGTGGTGAGAAACCCCACCACCGTATTTCACCCGAGACAGGGTGACTTTTCCGGAAACAGGGATGTCTCCGAGATAGGTTGCTTTGACTGATTCGCCTTCAAGATTCCACATAGTATTCTCCTCAACCAGAAATACTATTATGCTATAATTCTTGCATAAAGGCAAGTAGTAAAAACTACTGTAAAATCAATAACTTACATTTTAGTTACAAATTCTACGTTTGGAGGTGTTTGTATTTTTGAGTTCGGATGCTTGTGGTACAGGAAAAATTTAATGTGCTTGAACTCGTTAAAGATATTTGCCCAGATAGGACGCCAAATGTCGAGCAGGCGAAGGTTGTTTCTGCCAGTTCGATCACTGCTCAAGACGGTATCAGTATAAGACCTCATGTTGTGGTCAAAGATAGAGTCAAACCCAAACATATGAATCTCGTCAGGTTTGTGTCTAGTAGAAACGTAATGTGTCGCCATGTGCCCGCAATTAAAGTTTGTTGCGCCTTGATTGCCCTTTCCGGCATAACTAGGGACGTGCGTATAGAACTCTCTTATCTGCGCTGACTTCATCATATAAAAACTAGGACGAGAATCCATCCACGCTTTAGGACGATTACCGCAAACCCAATAGTATGCGTCAAGGTTTATAGAACCTTCGGTCAATGCTGCCATCATTTTAAAGTCGACAATACAAGTCGCGTACACATTTTGTACTTCAAACGGAGGTTGGTTGCAAATTATAAGTTTGCCTTCTCTCTTGTATCTAACGGACTCTGGCATCATTTGTGCCATGTCGCCATTGCCTAAAATATAAACTTTCTTAGTCATGATTCAATTGTCTACGAATTTCTTCTTTACCTTTCTGTCCCGTCCAGTGTTTTATAATTTGCTTAGACGGAACCCTCTCTTGTAGAATATCCAATCGCAAAACATTAAAGCGATGCGGTGCTTCTGAAATATGTATAACGCGGTTCATGGCGTCCTGATTCAACAACCAATACAATGCTTCTTGATCTCCTCTGTGGATGCCTTCTTTTTTCACCTCATTAAACCAGTGTTCTAGGATAATAGGTCTCCCTTCAAACGCAACCACGCCAGTGTTGTACCACGGACCACAATTTCCCTGTGGTGTCCAAGGAGACCCATTGGCAGTCCAAGGATGATCTATCACAGCAGTAAGTTTATTATGCTCAACATAGTTAAAGATACCTGAAGGGTCTGCCATGATCTCGCAGTCAGTATCAACCCAACAGTATTTTCCTTGGAACCAATGCTTCATCTTCCACATCGTTTCTACTTTGGAAAACCAACCGTTTGACTGAACGCCAACCACAAAATTACAATTTTCCTTTGCAAACTTCTTACCTTCTGGCGAAAGTCCAAAGTCTGCGATAACAAGTTCGTCGTCGCAATGTTTGTGAAAGTTTTTGGTGAACCATGGTAATTGCCATTCTGTGTTTTTATCACAACCAGTTACAAAGTAATTCATATCAATTCATATGCCTCGCTGTAGTTGTGTTTTGCTTGACAACCCAGTTCTTTTTGTATGGTAGAAAATGAGTCGCGTGCCTCTACCGGCCAAGGATAGTATTCTTCTATAAAGTCAAAGTTGTTGTTGTTTATGAATATGTCAGTCGGCGCAGCGGCAACCTTCGCCTTTTCAATTAATTTTTCTGCTGCTTTTGGCGTCACTGCATATGCGTGCGCACCTGGAAGATATTGCTTTGATATGAGTTTATTTTTGCCTAGTGTGCTGGGTGCTATCCATCTACCATAAGAAGGACGCCCAAAAGACAATACCCCATCAAATTGAACATTAGGAATCTGGTCTACAAAATATGCATCATGTTCTAGAACAAGAAGAGTTTCTTTATCTTCTACTGATTTTTTCCAAAGTCTATAATGAGAAGTGAAAGCGGCAATACAGTTGTCAAAGCGAGAATACTCTTCAACAAACCCTCTGGTTCCTATTCCTTCTTTTGAGAGGAATTCTCCAGGGTTATCCTCTGGTGTAGTTGCTTCGAACTTTTCTACCTCAAATCCAACCCTACCAGCAGAACGAATACAACGCTCTGCTGCCTGTAAGGATTGCTCTATAGAACTAATTGTGATCACATAACCTTTCATTATCAAATTCCTGTGGTTGTCGATACTCCTGATTGCACTACGGTGTAGTATGGATAGACAACCTTTAGATCAGTTGGAAATAGTTGACGACACATAATAGCGTCGTTTGGCCACATTCCAACTCTCTCCACCTCTTCCAAAAGTTTCTTGGCAAAATAAGGTTTAATGATGTATGCGCTGTTTCCAGCGATTCCCATCGGTAGAGGTGGGTCAGTCGGTTCATCGATGACGGGTACTCGTTGAATTCCCTCCCCGTACTTCTCGATTAAACTATGGAACAATCGTCCCTTGCGCGTATTACCTCGCGGGTCATTCAACCCGACTGCGCCCCATTTGTCGGAGAGATCCTCAACAGAGAATTCCCTCACGAACCTTGCATCGTGCTCAAGAACAAGAATTGGTCCTTCTTGTTCAGCACATAACTTCCATAATCGATAGTGACTTAATGCGCAAGCAACTACTCGATCTTGTGCTTTTGCTGGATAGTATTTCTTATACAACCCAGTCGTTAAATCTAATCCGTCTTGGTTAGGAGAACTTGGCCATGTCCAAGGAACCTGTTTGCCAAATACTTCCCCTGTATGATTATATATATTTTTCGGTTGTGTCGCTTCAAAGAACTCAACAGCGATATTCGCGCAATGTTCTTTCACAGATTCAGCGGCAACCTCTGCTCTACTCACAGAAGAATCATTGTCGCTCATTGTGATGATATATGCTCTCATTTTTGCCCTATGAATACGTGATCTTTCCAACGAGCAGAGCGTTCAACTCCAGGAGATATCCACTGAGCATCCGGACTTTGTTCCCATTCTTTACCATCATCAATCCAATCAGCAATCACCTTTAAGTCGCACTCTTTTGCAATTGCTTTAAACGAGTCTCTATAAAATCGCCAACAGTCTGGGTTGTCGTGAGTGGGTCCACTAGAAGGTGCGATAATCACCATGTAATGCTCTGGTTTGAGAACTCGAGTCAATTCTGCTGCTGCCCTAAATGGATTGTAGATATGCTCAAATGTTTGCCCCGATACAATAAAGTCTATCGAATTGTCTTCAAAAGGTAACTCATACGGTCCAGGCATTTTGTGAGTAACATTACCACCCTCGTTTATATCTGCGATGTAATAGTTTTCGCAAACATCTTCGAATATTGGTCGATAAGTGCGGTCTTGTCCAGGTTTTATATTTCTACCGCCAAGGTCTAGTATCGTCAACCCACTACCGAGTCGAGAACCTAAAAGGTCTCTCGCCCTCTTCATATTTTCTCTAGAAGAAGGGTGCACTATAGAACCTCTATACTGAATTGTGTTGTTGCACCTTCCTGAATTATTTTCAAATTATACTTCTTCACAAATTCGTCAACAGCAGCAGTTACACCTGCCTTGCCGTGTTTTTGAAATGGCCACTGATAGTCGTCGCCTAGAATCAGTCCGCCTGATTTAACAACTCTAAAAGAGTTTTCTAAGTCGCGCAGGCAACCTTCATATGAATGATCTCCGTCAACGTAGATCCAATCTAGAGAGTTTTCTTCTCGTTGGTCGAACCACTCGTCTGAAGACATTCGGTGTATATGTACGTTAGATAGTTCTTTAAACCTCTTTACGACTCCTCTATAGACCGAATCGTATTTTTGCTGAAACTGCTCTTCAGTATTCCCGCCACAAACACTAGAATACCGTTGCAAATAGTTTTCATAAGATCCATGTTCCGTACTTTCTTTGTATGGTTCTATGCTCCAAGAATCTACAAGGTGAAGTTCTGCTGGGTTTTTATTTGCAAAGTTTATAGAAGTGTTTCCCATCCACACCCCGATCTCTGCACCAACGGTTCCCTCTTTCACAAGATAGAGAATATCTTTTGAATCTCTGTTTGTAGTAGATCCCATCATAACTATTTTCTCCAATAGTTCTTTTGTGCGCCAGTATCAAAGTCATACCCAAAGAAATCGATATCTTCTTTGTACCAGTCTGCCACGATCTGAATTGTTTTGTCGGTGTAAATATCTCGGTAGGTGCCTTTATTCAAATCGGTGACGTTACGTGCTCGAGACATTTCTGGAATATCGAAGTATGCACAAAGATCTTCGTTGAGATTTTCAAATCTCATCATGTCACATTTAAGATTGCCACTAGCATCGCAAACGTGATCGACAGCAGGAAACCAACCACGTATGGCGCGGTGCCAATAATAATCCTTTCCGCCCCACTCAAATCGTTCCTCGAGGAAAGACTCGAATGAGTCGATTCGGTGCTTACCAATTGGTTCTTTCTTTTCAACCTCAATGACTTTCTTTGCAAAGAAGTAACGAGATACAACTCTGTCCCAGGGATTGCGTGCCACGGCGAATGCTTGATATAAGTTTCTGACTGCTGGTTTGATATCTCTCCATCTCGCGTGTTCATTACCATGATGATCTCCACTTTTCCTCATCGCTTTATGAAGTTCTTTTGTGTATTGCTCTGACTTATGATTATTTGGAGTTGCGACAACCAGATAAGGAGCAAGTTGAGGACTCTTGCGTATTGTCATTCCCGCACACTTGGGGATATGAATGAATAATCTTTTCTGATTCTCGAATACCATTACGCAATGTCCTTCATCAATGCTTCGACGTTTTCCCCACTATTTGGCAACTTGTCTTTCAAGAAGAAATGAACGAAATTTGCCTCAGGGATATATTCGTCCTTTACACCTTTATATAGTGCGTTCCATTTCCAGTCCATATCTTTGATATTCAGACCTTCTTTTTTCACCCACCAATTTAAAAGTGTTTGGTCGGTAGACCATTTCCAGTTTCCCATACCATCAATAAATTTTTGAAACTCGGGTCGCCCTAAAAATTGTCTCGCGGTTTGTCCTTTGAAATAAGGAACGATAGACTTATTCATAATCATCATTCCCATATTATAAAATTTGGCACCCCAGTCTTGCCAGTCCCAGTCAACATTACCGAGACTAGCATACTGCATATTGGAGTAGTTCTTTATCTTCATGGCGTATGCACCAGAGATTGGCATGTCTCGTTCGACGCATGCACCAAAGTCATGTTCTGTGCCAAAGTCTTCAAAAATATTCGGTGCTTCCGAACGAACATAGATGTCGGCATCTATGATTGCAATTTGATCATAACCTTTCGCAAAATAATCAAATGCGTTTTCTTTTTCATATATTGGCAAAAATCCTCCGTGCTTTTCGTACGACTCTACGGAGCGATTAGTTACAAAGATATCTGGTTTGATTCTTAAGATTGGAGTTTTCTGTACGACATGATCAATGCCGTACTTTTCGCAATAAGCGGCAACAGATTCTATGCAATGCTTATAGAGTTGAGAAGGTTTCCCAACAGATACTTGATAAATTAAACGTTTCATAATGATACCAAAGGGTTATGATGTAAAAACCTTTACCCCATATTTTCGTTCAAACTGAGCAGCGTGTTCAACAGTATTAACCATCGGCATGCGTCGAATATTCAAAGAAGTGTTTAACAACATAGGCACACCAGTTCTTTCATAATAGCATTCAATTATTTTCCGAAAAACCGATTTCGAATCTTTTGGCACTAATTGTACGCGACCAGTACCATCGACATGAGTAACAGAAGAATACTGGTGTTTTGCCTTAGCAGCATATTGCATCCATCGATTCATTGGTCCTTCGAAATAATCTGCTGCATGTTCTTCTAAAATAGCAGGAGCGAAAGGTCGATATTTCTGCCTACGTTTTACCATGTTAACTGTATCTTTAACATCGAATCTAACATCTGCAATAAGTGATCGGTTTCCATATGCACGATAACTAAACTCTGCTGGACCGTTTGCGACTCCGCAATATCGCTCTTTGAGGAGATGATCAACAACCATTTCTGGGTCTAAGTCTCCTTCGATACAGTGACCAAGATAAGGGTGTTCCCAATTAATTCTATCCTTGCCAGTATCTCTCATATAAGAAAAAGCAGCTGCACCGAGACTAGCACCTCCATCTCCAGGATTCAAATCTACCCACATATCGTCAAATAGTTTGCTCACCTCATTATTTGTGACAATATTCTGTGCAACTCCGCCGGAATAGCAAAGTTTGCTTCCGTACTTTCTTGCCTTTTTCATAAACTCTAAAATAACGAGGGTTGTACATGCTTGAAGAGATGCAGCTGCATCCTCTACAGATTTACATTCTTTCATAAGCATCTGTACGATTTTTCGCAAGTACATTAACTTTAAGTCATAGAAATGTTTCCAGTTCACGTAACTTCCTTCTTCCCTTTTTTGTATTGCTTCTTCAATCAACCATTCGGGAATAGAACTAAACATCTCATAAGTTTTTTCAGTATGAGTAGGTTCGCCATAACTCGACAATCCCATGATCACATATTCATCTTCGTTTGCGGTCAAACCGAGTCCGCAACCTTCTGTAAA